TACCACTGTCACGATGTTTTGGCAATTTTGTGTTCAGTTTCTAGGGTACATTATATATCTTGATTGGTATATTAGGCGCTATGCTGAAATGAAATTAAATGTTGAAGTTGGAAAACTTGATAGTGAAAGTATTGAAGCTATTCTTGGTACAAAAAATCTTGCAGAAGTTTTTGATTTAACAGGCTGTGGTAAATCTAAGTGTATTTATTTTATATCTCTTTCAGATCCCTCTAAACCTCTTAGAACTGTTACACAAAACAGTGTATATACATATCTATCTCAACAACGTTATAGTATTGTTGATAAAGATAATGGAGATATAGATGGCTCAACTAGTACGGCTGTTTATGCTAATGGTTTGTATCCGTACTTTACTGTAGATTTTAAAGAATATTTTAAACATACAATGCAATCTGATATTGCTTCTGAAAATTGTTCTTATAAAAAATATCAGGCTGTTATAAAGAATTTGCCTACTTATCAGCTTTCTATACCTCTTGAAAATATAGATGCAGAAAAGTTTGAAGTTATATCCGTTCTTAATTCTATCCTTACTTGTGAAACTTTATTCCCTACGGAAAGCGGTCAATCTGTTTTTAATGGTAGCTTTAAATCAGCTTATAGTGTTGATAGAGGTCCTAATGGTGTTAACTTTAATAATATTGATTATATTAATGTTGATAAATGGGACACTGATGATACTGGTTATCTTGATTATTTTTCAAAATCTGATTGTTATTCTGTTTATACTGCTCAATTTAGTTTTGATAGTTATCCGAAATATGTTCCGCTTAAAGACGGCAAGGGCAATGATATTGATATGATTAAAACAAATCCGTTTGATTTTTCAAAAAGTCCTGTTGCTCCTGGTACTTATCAATCAGTAAATAAAGACGGTACTTTATCAGAAGAACGCACACTTGAAGAACAGAAGAAGCATGATAAAGATAATACTTTTTCTAAAAATTTTGCTAGTGTTGATTATACTGATTTTTCATCTATTTTTTCAACCTCTAGCTCATATTTTGAGTTTTTAACTGCTTCAATCCGTATTCTTCCTGATTGGTTTATTGCTACTTTTACAGCATGGTTTGTTACATTTCTCACACTTGCACTTATTAAGTATGTCATTCAATAAGGGGGTATATTATGCGTGTAGTTGCTATTCTTGTATCTGCTATATTGTTTTATCTTATCCCTGACGCTGTTCTTGAAACGATTTTTTCAACTGGCTTCACTGCCTGCCGTAACATTTCTCAGTATATTTTTAATGCTGTTTCTAACCTAATTAAATAAGGTGGTGTGTATGGATATTATTTATGCTTTCAAAGCTATCTTTTATAATTTAACTCTCTGTATGTCTTATACTTTTGATTTTGGCTCTTATACTTTTTCTCTTGGTTCTGTTATTGTCGGCAGTATGATTTTATCCTGTTCATCTGCTTTCATTATATATCTTTTAAAACGATAGGAGTAATTATAATGGTTAATATAATATGTTTTGTTCTTGCCGTATTGATGATTTTTTCTCTTGTATGGCTCGTTAGGAGGTAGAAAAATGCTTAACTTGGTTTTGTTTATACTCGTTGTCTGCTTTATGGTTTGTACTATAAGCGGTGTTATAGGTTTCTTCACTGACCTTAGAAACTTTAAAGCTGAACATGAGTTCAGCGGAAACAGAAAACAGCTTATAGAATATCTTATGTTCGGTGAAGATGTTGAAATAAAAGCCGTTCCTGCGGTTGAAACTAATGATAGTGAGGTGAATGATAATGAAAGTACACATAGTGTTTGATGAAAATAACCCATTTTTTCAGCTTTTGAAGTCAATGGGTTGTGATCTCTCGCAAGAAGTCATGAATAGATATGACGCTTTGCTTCTCGGCATGGCTTTTATATTTGCTGTGGTTATGCTCTGTATCTTCTGTAAGTTCTTCTATAATGTGATGATACGCATGACACGTTGTGCAAGTGCGGTGTGAGGTGTTACATGAATAGAAAACTATTTCATATAATTAACTTTATGTGTTGTATGCTTGATACTTGGTTTTTCATTGCTCCCTTTATAGTTTTTCATGTAATTACTTTTAATAGTATTGTTTCATATCCCTTTACTACTCCTAAACAAACTGCTTTATTTGGATTTGTTTTTTCTTTTCTTTTGGAGATTATTATACATCATCTTATTTTTTCTGTTTATCATCTTGTTGATTATTTTAGAAAGGATTAATGTTATGATACTATTTGATTACATAAAACAAATACCGCCCTTTATCACCTATGAGGTTTATGACCACCTTTTCGGTGCATACTTCAACAACTCTGCTATCTTTCAAGGTTGGGGCATTCACCTTTATACCGGTAAATTCGGCACTGGTAAAACGTCAACCCTCGCTCAGATAGCATATAACTATTGCGTGCGTTATCCTCAGTTGTCTATACTAACAAATATCAATCTTCAAAACTTCCCTGAGTGGACGAATATATATAAGCTTAATTCCGCTCAAGATATCCTGCACGCTCCTAAAAATTGCATTGTGGTTATTGATGAGATAGGTACTATCTTTAATTCTCGTGATTTCTCTGGTGGTAAAAGAGCCGTCCCTAAACCGCTTTTTCAGCACCTCTGCCAGTGCAGAAAGCGCAAGATGATGATACTTGCGACAGTTCAGCGTTTCAATCTGCTTGATAAGCAGATACGAGATATAACGGCTACAGTGTCAACGTGTCGTGCTACATTCCGTCACCCTTATACACGCCTTATCAAGGTCAAAACCTATGATATAGACGAGTATGAAGCGTATACGGAGAATAAGTCATATATGCCGAAAAAGCTTTACAGCCGTTTGTATTTGCAGACTAATCAGAGCCGACAACTATATGATACTTCTCAGCTTGTAGATAATATGCTTGATAAGGAGTATATCAGCGACACGGAAATACTTGCTAATCGTGGAGTAGATGTCACAAGTGACATAATGCACGATAGAAAGACAAGCAGAAGCCTGCGAAAAAGGCGTGGCGTATAGCCACGAGCGACCGCAGGGGCGAGCGCTTGCGCCGCCCTGCGGTGCGTGTGGCTATTACTTGATATTAGCCACAAAAAGCACTCACCTAATAAATGGGAGTTGATATAAATGCCCCTAAAAACGTCCTCTAAAGAGGTCAAGTGCAATACAAAGATAAAGGAATATCGTGACGGCAGTTACACTATAACACGTTCTGATCGACACATATTTAAAGACCCTGCATTTGAGTATCACTGCAAGCATGAGCATAGTATTGACGAACGTTCAAGACAAGAGCAACTTAAAACGGCTCGTGAAAATTACATATGTTATTTTGAGTATGAGGACGAAAACGGAAACATAATGCTTGATATGCTTGATACTCGTAAGTTTAAAGATAAGCAGTCACAAAGCGGTGAAGTTCGTTCCGATAGTGTTCAAAGAGCAAAGCAAAGTATCTTTGATATAGTTTATCAAAATGATTGGAAATACTTCCTTACTATTACCTTTAATGGTGATAACCTTGACCGCACAAACCCTAAAGAAGTCATAAAGCCTTTGAAAAAATGGCTTGAAAATGCAGTTAGTAGAAAAGGGCTTAAATATATCTTAGTTCCTGAGTATCACAAAAAAGGCGGTATACATTGCCACGCCCTTATAAATGATTGTGATTTTAAGTTCGTTGATAGTGGTACACGCCTTGTAAAGGGTCATGACAAGCCCCTTAAAATAGATACTATAAAGCGCCTGCATATATGTGATAAGCTCGGCTGTGATATATCTGATTTGCCTGTTGTATATAACGTGTCTGATTGGCGCTATGGTTTCTCAACAGCTATTCAGACTTACGGACAGATGTCTAATTTAGCATTTTACGTCACAAAGTACATAACTAAGGACGTAAAAAAAATCTTCGGTAAATTCTTCTGGAGTAGCAAGAACATAGTCCGCAAAACTAAAGAGATCTATTGCAATTCAGACTTTAAAGACGATTTGCCGATAGTCTCCCCCCCTCGTGCTAATGTCTGTTTTCAGTATGAAAGCAGTTTCACCTTTTCAAGTCAGGTCGAAAAGAACTGCAATGATATACTTCAATATCTTAAAGAGAATGGAAATGATGATGTCCTATGATTTTTAAAGAATGGTTTGAGATGTTCTACAACGCATACTGCGTTGATGTGATAGCCTATGATTGCTATAAGGATTATTAATATATAAATCAAAAACACTTCGGTTATATAGCCGATATGGAGCTTACAGAGGTCAAGCCTATTGATATTCAAAACTGTCTTAAATCCACCCTATCTTACAGTAATGACCGCCAAAGACGTTCATATTTCTTACTTAAACGTGTATTCCGTGAAGCTATAGTTAATGGCTATTGTGACAAAAACCCTTGCGACTATGTTAAACCTCCAAAACGTATAAAAAAAGAAGCTGAATATTTCAGCCCCGATAATCTCGTACATCTTTTTGATGATGATAGTAGTGTTTGCAGAATGTTTCAGCTTGACTTGTGGACAGGTCTCCGCCGTGGTGAACTTCTCGCCCTTAGTTGGGATAACATTGACCTTGATAATAGATATCTTAAAGTCTGTCAGACACTCGTACATACTTCATGCGGTGATAGGATTGTACAGACCACAAAATCTCGCCGTGATAGGCTTATCCCCTTGCATAGTAATGCAATAGCTATTCTTCATCAGATACGCTCTCAGGACGTCTCAGACGGCTTTCTGTTCGTTTCACCTATAACGCATACAGTAATATCCCTTAGACGTTATAACAGGCTTTATAGAATGTTTTATGAGCAACAAAAAACAAAGTACCCTGATTTACAGTATCTCACCCCGCATAAGCTTAGACATAGCTATGCAACGTATCTCATTCAGTGCGGTGCAGATATCGAAACCCTCAGAGCATTGCTCGGACACGTTGATATAACAACTACCCAGCGTTATGTACATAGCAATTTCAACCAAATGTGCAAAGCTGTGAATAATCTCAAATTTGAATAATAAAGGAGTCTTTTAAATGAAAAGTAAATTTTATACGGAGCAAAAACACAAAGAAACTATGAATTCCGTTGATATGCTCAAAGGTTCTATAAATCGTATGTGCGTTACTGATGATATGAATGAATTACGTCATCTTCTGATGACTTCAATGTGTCGTTTGTCTGAGTTGTATGTTATCAACCGTGATAAACTCATTGAGCGTTTTTCTCAGAATGATTTCTGAATGTGCAAAGCTGTTTATAATCTCAAATTTGAATAATAAAGGAGTTTTTAAAATGAAAGAGTTTAATTTTTGGTGTAAAGAAAATACCGATCATGGCGAATGTGCCAATAAGCTATGCGATTATGATAACTGTTGCTGTTATGCCCACTGTGAGGAATGTATATTTTATCTTACAGATTCCCCTGCTTGTGAGAATTGCTCTGTACCTTGTTATGATGATTAATATTTACTTGTGAAAATCTTTAGCACTATTCAACTAAAAAAACGGCTCTCCACAATAGAGGAAAGCCGTTTTTACATATTGGTCGGAGTGACCTGATTTGAACAGGCGACCTCTACCACCCCAAACACAAATAGAAAATTTTAGGATATAAACCGCCGTATTTTGTTTAAATATCGGCGGTTTTATTGTGCATAGAAATATTACAAAAAGTTTAGTTTGTTAGTGCGGTATTTTAACAAATTATACATTGACAAGAAATATTACAAGCATTTACGCTGTTTTAATAATGTTATATAATATAACTGTAGTCAAGAGAACTACAACAAATTATTAATTAATTTCGGAGGTATGCAAGATGTATATTGTAAAAGGTTTCAAGAAAAATAGCGGTGTTATCAAGGCTACAGGCAAGAAATGGGAAAATTTTTCTTTGTTTTGCCTAAAGGAAAGCAAGGACGATAGCGTAACAGGTTATGAAGTCCATACCGCTAAAGTTTCGCCGTCTATCCTGCAAGATGTTTTCCCAAACTCTGCGGCTATGATAGATAGCAAGATAAATATTAACTATGGAGTTCGTACTTTCGGCGGCGTTGAAAAGCTTGTTGTCGATAGTATAGACATAATCAATAAGAAAGGAGATTAAATTATGCCTATTTCAGTTCTTGCAGGTGAAACAAGTGCTATTACTTCGGGTGTATCAACTATTACTGACCTTGTGTCACAGGTTTGGACACTTATGACAAGCAATCCGCTTGTTATGGTCTTTGTAGGTGCATCGCTCCTCGGCGTTGCAATCGGCGTTATCAGAAAGCTTACACATAAGTAAGCCGTATATCTCGCTTGTGCGGGGCGGTCAATTCGCTCCGCATTTTTATTTATAGAAAGGAGAAAACAATATATGAAATTTAAATTACGGCGGTTTACCGCTGTTTTGTCCGCTATTCTGTGTATGATATGCTGTGTATTTTCTGCCGTTCCTGCGTTCGCTGATGATTCTGATTCTGTTTTTACTGAACATATTTTTTCACAACTAGAAAATACCTATCCTCATTCCGAATATTCCTATATGGTTATATCCTATAAACCTACTGATAGTTCTTTTTCATTTTTTCAATGTTTCGTTGTTTCGCAATCGTCTAAAATTTTTTATAATTCTTCTGATAGAACTGTTTCTACAGATGGAACATTTGTTGATTCATTTGTTCATCGTTTTAAGGAAAATTCTTGTACCCGTGAAGTTAGTTATGGTTCTATCGTTTATGGTGATATTAAAGACTTCAAAATTATCTTTTCTGATTTACCAGTTTATGAAGGCGATGCACCTATTTATTCTGACCCTAATGCTCCACCAGTTCCCTTTACTGTCGATTATTCCCCCTCTCTCTCTGAGGGCATGAGCCGTAAGGGAACACTTGTCGCTCCGGGTGCAAGCAACAACGGACAGGAAATAGAAAGCAATGGTCTTAATGTCCGTGTCACACTGACGGACGAATTTATAAAACTCCGTGACAGCTATGACGAACTCAAAGATTATACATATGAATTTGTATGTTATATCACTACTTCGCCCCCTGAGATGTCCTCGTATGAGAAGAGCGTTAAAAACGCTGTTTATACCTCGTTGGACTATGGTAAATATATGTATACTACAAGCGGCGTTGTTGATGATGTTACGGACGATAACAAAGAGCCTACGGAATGGATAAAGGCAGAGGGCATAAATGCTGGCTACATTATTGGCAAGGGTGGCACGGTCAAGAATGTTACTATCAATCTTGAAAATCTTGATAGTTCACAGTTCACAGCCGATACAAAGCTTTATATCGTGGTATATGGTCGCTTGACCTCTCTTTCAGTTCCTACCCCTGATTACTTCGACCTTGACAATCAAGGTTATTTGTGCAATCAAGGTTCTTTGAATACAAAGCAGATTGTAACAGTAAATGCTGACCCCGAAACAGGCGAGGGAACAGACGTTGTAATGCCTGATTACTATTGTGTAACGTCAACGGCATTTAATTACAAAGATTATCCAGAATATAAGCCGAAAATCTTCAAGAATGGTGCTGAAATGGATACAAACAAGCCGTTTACTGATTATCTTGATAAGAAGTTGACCCCTGATTATATGTATGATTATGATATGGATAAAAACGGAGAAAGCGGTCTTGCTCCTGACGATTTCGAGAAGTATGAGGAACAAAAAAATCTTGATAAAAATTTCGGTTCTGTTGATTTCGGACTTGACAGCATTAAATCAGTGTTTGACGGCTCGTCCGACTTTTTCAAGTTCTTAACTGCAAGTATCGGCATTTTGCCCACAACGTTTTTAACTATCCTTATCTCTTTCTTTGTTGTCATGTTAGCAATATGCGTTGTTAAATGGGTCTTGAAATAGGGGGTGCAAAATGGATTGGTTTTCACTTATGAAGTCGCTTTTTGTTTCAATTCAACACTTAATGTGTTTGCGTATTCGTTTTGGTGAATTTAGTTTCACAGTAGGTGCAATGATTATCGGATTGTTTGTTATATCCTGCTCCGTTGCTCTGCTAAAATATCTTTTCCACAATACATAAGGAGTTGTTAAAATGGTTTCAATATTAAAATTATTCGTCCTGTCACTGATAGTAATTCTTGCTATCAGTGCAGTTCTTGGCGTGGTGGCGTTCTTTATGGACTTGCACGCCTTTAAATCTGATAAAGACTTGTCGCTCCCTCGTAAACGGCTTATAGAAGCACTATACGAGGAACAGGAGTTAAAAAAGCAATCGGCTGAACAGCCACAGAACACGCCACAGAGCGACAAGCAAGAGCCTGAGAAAGTGGGGTGGTAAATGTGTTATATGATGTTCAAAACGCTTGCTATCAGCTTTTAAAACTCCTCGGCTGTGACTTAGCCGCTATTGACGTTATTAAAACGTGGAAACAATTCGGTGTGCTGTGCATTGAATTTGTGTTCGCCTGTTTAATGCTTTTCCTACTTTGGAAAATGCTTTATAATGCTATGATACGTTTCTTCAACCCTCGGAGGTAGCTTATGATTTTATTAGATTATTTCGTTCGTCTGCCGTCCTTGGCGGCTTATACTGCCTATGATAAGGCTACAGCCTTATATTTTAATTGGTCGCAGATTTTCAACGGTTGGGGTATACACTTATTTGTCGGCAAATTCGGTGCAGGAAAAACTTCTCTCATGGTCGCCGAAGCTTATGAACTCTGTCGCAAATATCCGCAACTTCATATCTTGACAAATATTAATATCAAAAACTTTCCCGACTATACGGAGATACTTCCCTTGAACACTGCACAAGATATACTCAACGCCCCTAAAAACACGCTTGTACTTATTGATGAAATAGGTACTATATTTAATAGCCGTGACTTTTCGGGCGGTAAATGTGCCGTTCCTAAACCGTTATTTCAGCACCTTTGCCAATGCCGTAAACGGCGTATGATGATATATGCAACAGTACAACGTTTCAACTTGCTTGACAAACAAATAAGGGACATCACCGCAGACGTTACCGCTTGCCATACGCATTTCAAGCACCCATTCTGCCGTATACAGACAGGTTACACATATGACATTGAAGAATACGAGTTATATTCTGAAAATAAGGCTTATACGCCTGCTCAGATGTACAATAGAACGTATCTACAGACAAATAAACGCCGTCAGCTCTACGATACATCACAGCTTGTCACGAATATGTTACAAAAAGAGTATTTGTCTGATGAAGAAATACTCGCCAATCGTGAGGGCATAGAGCCTAACACACAGCCACTTGACCGAAAGCAAAAGAAATCTATTCGTAAGCGGAAAAATGCTTGGTAAATGAAACAACTCGCAGTGGTTGCCGTTAGGCTCACTGCGAGTTGTTGTTGTTGTCGTTATTGTTGTAATTATTGCCCTGACTAAATCTATTAATCAGTATCATATTAGTGTCTAACAAGTTCTTGTTCATCATTTCAAGTCGCTTGTTGGTTTCCTGTAATTCCTTGTATGTCTTTTCTGTGTTGCCTGCCGTGCAGATTATCGCAACAAACAATATTATGTTGATTATGATAGCAACTATTGCTATCACAACAGCCGTTGCAACAGCTGTTTCACTCATTTCAATTAAACCCATGTTCTCACCCCTCGTCTGTATGTGTCTTTATTACAATGTGGCTGTCCTCTGCGGATTTTATCTCATCAGTGATAACCTTTTTGAGATATCCTGCTTTTGATAAACCAAGCTCTTTTGCTCGGTCATTTATCATCTGATTAAACCCCTTTGGAGCATAAAACTGTATTTTTTCGAGATTTTCTGCGTTCCATTTTGCATTAGCTTTCTTCTTGGCTTCTGATATCGCCATTACCTCACCACCTTTTTTACATTATACTATATCTATTGTAATTTGTCAACCACAATATACACTATATCCAGTTAATAATTATTTAATAAATACTTTACACTATATCCATTGCATATGGACTAGATATAGTGTATACTTAATACAGACAAAGGGAAAGCGGATAACCCACAAACCGCAGAAAGGGTGTTTAAAATGAAAAAACTTGTACTATATCGTGTTAAATTTTATATTAAAAAATTCGGTGAACATCATTATTTTTACTATTGCTACGCTCATAATGCTAAAGAAGCTCGCTCATTTGCTGAAAATGCTTGGTATTCTTATAATACGTCACATATGTTTCGTATAGCTGTTTCTCGTGATAATGATCGCTTACTTGTTTGCAATCTTTGTACATTCTATCGTTTTTTTGAATTTTAACAGTTCTAGGGGGTTGACTGTTTCAGCCCCACCCCACAAATTTAAACGAAATGAGGTGATAGTATGTTTACAACTTTTATTTTAAGCTTCGGCGTTCCTTGGTTAATATTTTTTCTTTTTTGGAACGATGATGACGATTAAATCTCGAAACTTTGATAGGGAGAACAACTTTCCCTTTGTCAATACCTGCTTATGTTCTTCTTAGCATAACCCCGCTCTTGCGGGGCGGTCGGTCTGCGACCGCCTCAGACGTCCGTGACGTCGAAGCCGTCGGCTTTGGAGATTTTCGGCTTACGAACTTTCGACTTAGACAAAGGTAAAGAGCCGAAAACTGCACGAACGTGCAGCTCTTTCACTTGTTGGGTTTTTCTTTTGGAATTTCTCAACCTCTCGGACGAAGTCGGGGTATAGTATTACCCCCGACTTCTGATACATGATACAAAGCAGTTCAAACAGCGTAAATGCGTGTTTCCCTATGTCACAAAATTTTGTGACAACTTCTGATACAAAATAAGGTGGTGTTTCTATATATGGCGGAATTTAATTGCCGCTCTGCGTTCTGCGTTATAAATAACCCTCGCTACGATATTACATACAAGCACAATGAAGAGGGTGATATAATCAAAGACGAGAACGGCAAGGCGGTTATATTAAAGCAAGAACCTACGGAGTATCATTCGTTGACAGAACAGCAGATATGTGATGATGTTCTTAATAAGTGGGTCGGTGATGATGATAAGCGAACAGGAGCGGTTTTATTCTGCGTGTCCGCCCTCGGTCTTGAACACTTGCATTGCGTTTTTGAAAGTGAAAAGACTTTCCGTCCACTGTCTGCCTTGAAAAAGCTTTTTCCTAAAGTACATATTGAGATAACCAAAGGAAACAAAAAGCAAGTCGAGGACTATATAAACAAGGTCGGCAAGTTCGAGGAAAAGGGCGAAAAAATTATAGCAAAATCGCAGGTTGGTGAGATTAAAGGCTGTCAAGGCAAGCGTAACGATTTGATTTCAATGTCTGATATCCGTGACCTTATTTATAGTGGACAAACTCCGAACGATATATATAGGCAATATCCGCAGGCTATCAAGTCCAAAACTGCAACAGAAGAATTATTCTATTTGTATCGCAAGGACAACACACCGCCCGAACGTGATGTTAAAGTACATTGGCTGTTTGGTGGTACAGGGTGCGGAAAATCGTACACATACATTGAACTATGTGAAAAACATGGTGATGTAAATATCTATCGTGTGACCGACTATGACCACCCTTTTGACGGCTACCAAGGAGAGCCGATATTAATACTTGACGAGTTTCGAGGGCGTATCTCATACAGCTATTTGCTCACCCTTCTTGACAAGTACCGCTCGCAAGTGTCGGCACGTTATAGCAATAAAATGACGTTATGGACGGAAGTATATATAACTTCTCCGTTCCTGCCTACTGAACTATATCAAAAGGCGGCTGAACGTAATGACGGCATAGACAAGCTTGAACAGCTTACAAGGCGTATTGATGATATAGTGTATTGTTTCAAATATCCTGCCGAGAATAACAGCGGTACATTTTATTGTAAATACAACGTTGATTTTGACCTTCATTGTGATAGTCACGCTATCCGTGAGCAGTGTTCACACGTTCGTCACGAGGTTTCACAAATGGGATTGTTCACACTTATGGACGGCTTGACTTCAAAATTTGTTGAAAATAAATCGTAAAGTTAGTGTCACGAGGAAAATTTTTAAATTCTGAAAGGAGCAAAGCGACTGTAAGAAGTTAAAAATTTAGGCAATGGAACTTGTGAACGCAGTGAACAGGGTCGCTTGCCGTTCCGCCACAGCGTCAGCCGTGGCATAAGTGACACGATAAAGAAAAACCAACGTAAAAGCCAACGCCAAATCCGAAAAAGCAAAACAAGCCAAACAAAATAAAGTAAAAATATTTAATGTAAGAAAACGGCAATTTTACAACGCCGTAAAAATATGGTATAAATAAATTAGGAGGTACACCATGAAGCAAAAAGAAATTTGCAAGGAAGAAATCAACCTGTTCTATTTGTGGCTCTGTGGCACGATAGGCAAGGAGAAAGGAGAGGATAAAAGGATTGTTTATCTGTGTTGCCCTGCTGAGCGTGATACGCTCCTCAGGCTGTTTCTTGCAGAGTACAAAGCAGAACACCGCTACAACGCATTTAAGAGGGCTTTTCAGCCGTCCACACGCATTATAACAGCAAAAAGAGTGTAGCCATTATAAACCATGTACGCCAATACATGGAATGACTACACCCTATATTACAACCCCTCGAAAGGAAGTAATCACTATGAAATTTAAAGAATTTTATTACAAGGACTTTCGCCCCTCTTATTTAGAGGGCGTTGTCCGCTATCCTGAGCAAACTGATTATGTGATAGAGCAGAATTGCAAGCCGATTAACGGCAAGGAACTTTCAGAAATCGGTCTTTCTGACCTCAATAACCTTATCAAGATATGTGATGATACATACTGCATTGACAGAGTGAAAAAACTCCGCAGTGTTCTTAAACGTATCATGCGTTATGCTTATGCCTGCCGTTACACGTCCATTGACCTTTCAGCCTTTGAACTTAGGCGGTGCAGAAAACGCCCTGAAACTGTGCAACAGCTTTCATTTACGGCGGAGCAAGCCGCTTTTCTGACTTCGGGCGATAGCACTATTATTAAGATGTTCCGCTTTGAGTGCTTAACAGGTCTACGCCGTGAGGAAATACTTGCCTTGCGCTGGGAAAACGTTGACCTTAAATCACGCCGTATCTTTGTATGTCAAACTGTAGTTGTGCTTAAAGGCTGTGCAAGGCTCGTGAATGACACGAAAAATCACAAATTCCGCTATGTGGAACTTAACGAAACGGCTTATAAACTTCTTCTTTCACTGCCTGTTACCTGTGATTTTGTGTTTGGCAATCCACGCTCAAAGAACTTTCTCAGCCCTCGCCGTTACCACGAGGAGTATAACACAATGTTCATTCGCAAGAATGAGGAATGGAAAAAGACCCACGCTGACGGCTTACCGCACCTTACACCGCACAAGTTCCGTCACACGTTCGCAAGTCTGCTGACCGCTAACGGAACGGATGTCAAGACAGTTGCCGACTTACTCGGACACACAAAGCTTGACACCACAAATATTTATTTGCATAGTTATGATGATTTACGCCGACAGGCGGTCGATAAGATACAATTAGATAATTAATTTAACAACCGCACCGAGGGCTTTTGGTCGGAGTGACCTGATTTGAACAGGCGACCTCTACCACCCCAAGGTAGCGCGCTACCAATCTGCGCCACACCCCGACAACGTATATATTATACCCGATTTGGATACAATAGTCAAGAGTTTTCAGTCAAAACAAAAAAATTGCAAAAAAGGTATTGACATTCACATTCATTTGTGATATAATAAATAAGCACTCAAGAGAGAGCACAAAAAAATATCGCGGGATGGAGCAGTTCGGTAGCTCGTCGGGCTCATAACCCGAAGGTCGTTGGTTCAAATCCAGCTCCCGCAACCATATTGGTGATACCAAATGGATACTCACCTTAAAAAGCCCGTGTTTACGGGCTTTTTTGATATTTAGAAAACAAAAAATTTTAATGTAAAACCGTGGATGCTTTTCACCAGTTTTCACGAAAAAAAGGGAGTCGAACCCTACACAACAAAAAATATCGAACATAACGGCAGACTTTGAGTATATTTTGCTCTAAGCCTGCCGATTTTTTATGAAAAAACATTCACAAAGTTTAGAAGGCTGTTTTGTCAAATATCACGAAATGTGATAAACGACAAAGCGGTCTTTTTTTATTTCAAAGGAGGCTTGATAACAAATATACTATAAAAAGGGAATCTAAAACGACTGGAGGTGATCAAGTAAAAAATAAACAGCAGTCAGACCGATGATATGACCAAAGACCCGATATGGGAATGACGATGTGAGGCAGAATATGATTTACAACGAAAAGAAGGTAGAAATGCTCAGGCAGAGATATCCCGAAGGAACTCGGATATGCCTTGACAGTATGGATAACGATCCCCGTCCGATTCCACCAGGTACTAAAGGCATAGTTCAATTTGTGGACGATGCAGTAACTCTGCATTGTAAATTTGACAACGGAAGAACGCTTGGGGTTATCCCCGATGTGGATAAGTTCCATAAAATCGCTCAGGAACAGGCTCTGAATGATACGCAAAGGCAGAATCCGCCGTCTGATGCCTGTTGAGTGCTGGCGGCTTCAAGGTTTTACAACCGAACAGTTTGAAAAAGTCGCAACTGCAGGAATGTCCGACGCACAGATCTACAAGCAGGCAGGAAATTCAATTACGGTAAATGTGGTTGAAGCTATTGCAAGAAATTTACTGAAATTTGACGAGGAGGAAAACGCAAATGGAACAGGTAATTAAAATCTTTGAAAACGAGGAATTCGGCAAAGTGAGAACGGTCGTAAAAGACGGTGAACCGTGGTTTGTAGGCAAAGATGTTGCGGAATGCCTTGGATATTCTAAGCCAAGAAATGCGATTAACGCTCATGTTGACAACGAAGATAAGGCACTCGCCCCGATTCAGGGCGGGTGTTCTACGGGTACTCAGAATACGATGATAATTAACGAAAGCGGACTTTACAGTCTGGTACTTTCAAGCAAGCTTCCGAGAGCCAAAGAATTCAGGCGTTGGGTCACAGCCACGATTTTACCAACTTTGAGGAGAACAGGCGGCTACGTCAGCAACGAAGAAATGTTTATAGAAAACTACCTCCCGTTTCTCGACGAGCCGTACCGTGACCTGTTCCGAATTCAAATGACGATCATAGGAAAGCTGAACGAGCGTATCCGTCATGATAAACCGCTGGTTGAGTTTGCAAATCAGGTGGCTAATACCAACAACCTCATCGACATGAACGCAATGGCAAAGCTTGCAAGAGAGGAAAATATCCCTGTGGGCAGAAACAGACTGTTTGACAGGCTTAAAAGAATGGGCGTGCTTATGTCAAACAACCTGCCCTATCAGCAGTATATTGACCGTGGATATTTTGCGGTCAAAGAGTCGGTGTTCGAGGTGGACGGTCTGAAAAAGATCTATCAGCAGACGCTTGTAACGGGAAAGGGTCAGGTGTTCATAATCGGACTGCTGAAAAAGTATTACGGAAAGGAGTGCTTGCAGTAATGGAGATAACAAATATCTCAATAGACGAACTGAGAAAAATGACCGATAAAGATGGACTTGTCCTGCAAGGCTGCGGCGGTGATTTGAAGGAATGGGTGAACGGCATAAACGATATGCTGACGGAAAGCGGAATATTGCAGAATGACAATAGGTTTGAAAAGGCATATAGCTTTAAAAACGGAGGCCTTACCTGTCTGCTGTTTCCCTTTGAAGATGTTCAGCTTGATGTAGGTAAGCTTGCAATATGGCGGCTCCGGACGAGGGAGGATTTCTGAAGCACATGGCTGTCGGATTACATTGTGAACAATCTTGAAGAATGCGTTTCGGAACAGGACGAAGATTTAGAAATGGAGATGGGTTAATGCATACAAACAAAATCAAAGCTAAAGTGGACTTCAAGTTCTGTATTGGAAGTATTCCTGCAATGCTGAGAGCGACAAAACCCGTACTTTCGGAGCGGCAGTACAAGGAGCTGTGCAATGAGGTAAACAAAGCCGACGGCTACCTTGAACAGAAACGCATAATATTCAGCTATGTTGACCCGATAATCAAGGGCTGAAAACAGCGTAAAATCTAATATTTATTAAGGTCGTTTTGCCAACAGCAGATCAAAAATCTGGTGCTTGCAAAGCGACTTTTCTGCTGTTGGTTCTAACGGCAGAATAGGAGTAAATTGAAAGCAAAGCTTTCAATTACGAGTTTTGTGCTTTGCACAAAACATCGGAAGGAGGTGTGCCTCCTTTCGGAGGCAAATTATATATGAACAGTTTTATGTCTTGGGTAGGCGGGAAGAAAAATCTTCGTGATGAAGTGCTTGCAAGATTTCCGCCTTACTATGAAAGATATATCGAGGTGTTCGGCGGTGCAGGCTGGGTGCTGTTTCACAAGCCGCCCGGTGCAGATTTTGAGGTATACAATGACTTCAATTCAAATCTTGCAAATCTGTACCGCTGCGTTCGTGACAAGCCTGCAAAGCTGAAATACAAGCTTAGGTATGTGCTTGATTCAAGAGAAGATTTTGACCTGACTTCAAGCCTGCATAAGCGTGGTATACTGCCAAGGCTTTATGACGTTGACAGGGCGGCTAAGTTTTATCAGCTTATACGTTACAGCTATGCAAGCAGTCTTGAAAGTTTTGGCAGTCAGCCACATTCAATGTGGTCTGATTTTCCGATGATTGATCTTGCGGCTAGGCGTTTGCAGAAGGTCGTTATCGAAAACAAGGATTTTGAAAAGCTTGTCAGGCAGTATGACAGACCCGTCAGCTTTTTCTACTGTGATCCGCCGTATTTTGCTACAGAGAATTACTACAAGGACGTAGGTTTTACTGCAAAAGATCATATCAGACTGCGTGACGCTCTGCTTGATATCAAAGGCAGATTTTTGGTTTCGTATAATGATTGTCCTGAGATCCGTGAGATATGGAAAAAGCCTAACATCAAGATCGAAGAGATAAGCAGGCTGAACAATTTGGCACAGCGGTATGACGGCGGCTGTCAGTATGCAGAGCTGCTCATATCAAATTATGACACAAGCGAACGTGCGAAAGCTATCAAACAGCTTTCACTTTTTGATTAGGAGGTTTTTATGAAGAAGATAATATTGGCACAGGTTTTAACGGCAAAAGGCAAAACAGAATTTTCTGGACTTTATGATAGGCATGGAAATGCTGTAACGGTAGAGGTCGAACGTGACAGCAGCGGTGTTTCACTTATCGTATGGCAAGACGAACAGAAAAAGCAGCATTTTGACTGTGGGATATCCGAGGAAGAGATACAGCGTACCTGTGCAATGTTTGATGACTGCGGCGATTGTCCGCTGAAAGAGTATTGTGAAAGTGAGGCAAAAGAATGAGGATACTTGTGTTTGAACCTCTGAAAGAACCATATGTGAAAGATATCGAGGACGATATCCAGGCAATGCAGGAAGTAGTGGGAGGAAGCATTGAACCTATATATTTTGAGCAGACAAATGACGCACTTTGCTGGTGCAATGATGAGTTTCTGCTGAACGGTTCAAAGCCTAACAGGATAGTTGGAAATACTCTTGTTCACGGCACTTTCTATATTTCGGGCAACTGTCTGAACGAATACGGCGAATGGGACAGCTGTTCACTTACCGATGAACAGATAGAAAAGTACAAGCAGCAGTTTGATCATATCATAGTAGATCTGCCCGAGATCGGGCTGGTTGCTGTGAGAGAAACAAAGCCGGAAGTGATCCAACCGCTTGAAGAATATGAAGAAGAACCGGAAATCGAACAGACAATGTAAAGGAGAATGAAACTATGAGAATACACGCATCTATCAACAGAATGGTAAACAAAGAGGATTCAGCAATCAAGGCATATGCCAGCGTAACGATGGACGGTATGTTCGCCGTTCACGGACTGAGGGTCATCGAGACCGAAAAGGGCA